TGTAGCAAGGGGTTGTGGCGTTGTCATGGCAAATAGAAGAAAACAAACAACAGGAGCTGTTAGAGCATAAAGGAGATCAAAATGGCTATGAAGAAAAAAGGTTTTGCAAAAAAAAAGAAACCAGTAAAAAAAATGATGGCCGGTGGTGCAGCCGGTATGAAGAAAAAAGGCTTTGCTAAAATGAGAGGTGGCGGAGCTGCTGGTATGAAAAAGAAAGGTTACGCTAAAGGTGGACCTGTCAAAAAGATGATGGGTGGCGGCGCAGCTGGTATGAAGAAAAAAGGTTTTGCTAAAGGCGGAGCTATTAAAAAAATGAGAAGAGGTGGTAGAGCTTAATCTATGCCTTATTTACAAAGCAACATCCCGCATTTTAAATGCTGGGTGCGAAGAGAATATACTCACAACCATGAAAAACATCATGGTGATTATTTACACGCGATGGCTATTGCAGTGACAACAGTTCCTGACAGATGTTTAAGTTTTCAAATGATATTTACTGGTTGTGAGTCAGACTTTGATGAAAGTCAAAACATCAACGGTGGTGCTATGTGGGCAAGGATGCCTATCACAGCTCTCGTTGCGGACACACCATTAGAAGAATGGCCAGAGCCTATGCCTGTGCATTTAGTACAGCCTTGGGATTGTAGCTCACACTATCATTCAGTTATTAAGTTTGATAGAACCAGTTCTAGTCCTTGGAAATGTAAGATAGATGGCAAGTTTTATACAGGTAAATACTTGTTCACTGTTGACTATACAGAATCTGATATTGCTGACGATCCTGCTCAACACAAACAAAGTCATGTCATTGAATTAACAGATGCTGGTAAATGGACTGGAAATATAGTAGCATTACCTAACAACAGGGTTCGTGCAACTAGCCCTGCATTATGGGAAACAGGACAAGGTGCCCCTGATTTTAAACCAAGTCAGTGGATTCATAATGCAGAATGTGATAATAGTTATATGGACCCGAAGGTGACATTTGATAACTTATATAAGGATTAGACATGGCAACTTCCTCATCAACCGATTTTGAATTAGATGTAGCAGAATATATTGAGGAAGCTTATGAGAGATGCGGCCTTGAAGTAAGAACGGGCTATGATCTGACAAGTGCTAGAAGATCTTTAAATATCATGTTAGCTGAGTGGGCTAATCGTGGTTTAAACCAATGGACTATTGAGCAGAGAACACAGACGGTCACAGCGGCTGATACTGAATATTCTCTAGGCACAGACGTAATAGATATACTGTCAGCGGTTGTTCGCAGAGACGGCACAGACTTTGCTATCAGTAGAATAAGTAGGGATAGTTATCTTGCTATACCTAACAAAACTAGCACCGGCAGAACAACGCAATTTTTTCTTGATAGACAAATCACACCTAATTTGAAGATATGGCCTGCTCCAGAGAACAACACAGATGTAATACGTTATGATGCGCTTACAAGAATACAAGACGCTGATGCAGCAGTTAACACTTTAGAGATACCGTTTAGGTTTTACCCGTGTTTAACAGCAGGATTAGCTTATTATTTATCTTTGAAAAAAAACCCACAGCTTACACAGATGTTAAAAGTTGTGTACGAAGAAGAGTTTGAAAGAGCTATGGGCGAAGACAGAGACAGATCTAGTTTTACTGTTACACCACAATATGCTTATTTTAGGAGTAATTAATGGGTAGGTTTGCGACAGGTAAATTTGCAAAAGGCGTCTCAGATAGATCTGGTATGGTGTATAACCTACGACAAATGAAACTTGAGTGGAACGGGTCTCTAGTTGGTCCAGACGAATTTGAAAGAAAACACCCACAACTGGGTCCTTTTAATGTACCTGTTGACGGTCAAGCTGTAAAAAATGCAAGACCAGCACGAACAGAGAACCCTGTAGAGAGACTTTTACTGCCGGATGCTTTTTTGTCTGGATCGTCAGGATCAGCTGTGATTACGGTGACAGAAGCTAGTCACGGTAGAAGCACTAGCGATACGGTAAGATTCAAAAAAGCAAAAGGTTTTGATGGTTTTACTTCAGATGTTATAAATAAAAATGACGGATATTCAATAACAGTTGTAACTACAGATACTTATACATTTACTGCATCTAGTGGTACGGCTACAACAGGAGGCTTGTTCGGTGGTGGTAATGATGCTACGGCTGGACCAGTAACGGTGACACCATGAGCTTTACCTTTGCAACACTTAAAACCGCTATTCAGGATTACACAGATAATAGTGAAACTACTTTTGTAAATAATTTAAATAACTTTATTAAGGCAGCAGAAGAAAAAATATTTAAAAGCGTAGATTTAGATTTGTTTAGAAAAAACGTAACCAGTGCTTTTACAGCGTCAGACGCCTTTCTAACAGTCCCTGCCGATTATCTTGCATCTTTTTCTTTGCAAATCACAACATCTGGATCTGAAAGTTTTTTACTACAAAAAGATGTAAATTACTTGAGAGAATATACACCAGCTGCCACAACCACGGGACTACCAAAATATTACGCTAGGTTTGATACAGACAACTTCATTGTGGCCCCTACGCCAAATAGTAATTACACATTAGAACTTCACTATTACTATCGTCCGGCTAGTTTGACTGCCGGAGCCGACAGTGGTACTACTTGGATTAGCACAAACGCACCTTTTGCTTTACTTTACGGATCTCTTGTTGAGGCTTATAGTTTTATGAAAGGTGAGCCTGATGTAGTGCAAAACTACAATAATTTGTATTTGCAGTACATGGAAAGATTGAAAGATTTAGGAGAGGCAAGAGAAAATACCGATGGATACAGAGTTGGTCTACCATCAAGGCCGAGAACATAGGAGTAGAATATGGCAACAGCAAACGCAGCTACTAATTATCTAGAAAGACGATTGTTACATTTTATATTTAAAAATAACTCTCTAAGTTTTTCTAGTCCGGGAGACAGTATTTATGTAGGTCTAGCAACAGCAGTGAGTGCAGCAGAGACTGGATCTTTAACAGAGGCAACCTTTACAAACTATGCAAGACAACAAGTTACCGCAGCAAACTGGACTACGATAGGAGCAGACTCAACAGACACACAAACAGCTGTTAATGCAGCTAATATTGAGTTTCCAGCATCTGGTGGCACAAACAACACAATTACACATGTATTTCTTGCAGACGCATCTAGCAGTGGAAACATATTATTTGTTGGTGCATTAGATGCAAGTAAGGTAATAGCAAGTGGCGATATATTTAGAATTAATGCAGGTAACCTAACAATAGAGTTGAAATAATGGCTTTAGTAATAAATGATAGAGTAAAAGAAACTACAACTACAACTGGCACTGGCACATTTACTTTAGCTGGTGCAGTTACTGGATTTGAGACTTTTGGTGCTGGAGTTGGTAATTCTAATACAACATATTATGCAGTCACCCTTCCGGGATCGGCAGAGTTTGAAGTTGGGTTAGGAACACTCAATAGTGACTCTAGCACTTTAGCCAGAACAACAGTTATAAGTAGTTCTAATAGTGACAGCGCAGTTAATTTTAGCTCTGGTACAAAAACTATTTTTTGTACAATACCTGCATCAAAGTCAGTCTTTTTAGATGCTAGTGGTAATGCAACACTAGGTGCAGATCTATCTATAGGAGATGATCTTACTGTAAATGGTGGTGTTATAGAACTTAAAAATACTGGAGCGCAATCAGAACTTAGAATGTATTGTGAAAGTGCTAATGCTCATTATGCAGCGTTAAAAGCACCAGCACACTCTGACTTCGCTGGTAATACAACATTAACACTACCAGCTACTACAGATACTATTGTTGGTAGAGCTACTACAGATACATTAACAAATAAAACTATTGATGCTTCTCAGCTATCTGGAACTGTAGCAAATGCAAGATTAGATGCAGAGCTACAAGCATTAGCTGGTTTAACATCAGCAGCAGACAAGGGTATACAATTCACTGGATCTGGCACTGCTGGTACTTACGATTTAACTTCTGCTGGTAAGGCATTGCTTGATGATGCAGACGCTGCGGCTCAAAGAACAACATTAGGATTAGGCACAGCCGCAGTTGCAGCAACTGGTATATCAAATACGAATGTACCAGTATTTACATCAGGTGTGGCTGACAATGATTTCTTGCGTGTAGATGGTACATCAATTGAAGGTAGAAGTGCATCTGAAGTATTAAGTGATATTGGTGGTCAAGCCTCATTAACTTTTGGTATATCAAACACCAATGCAGTCAAGATAGATAGTTCTAGTGTTGCAGATGATGAGTTTGCAAGATTT